CCGCCATGGTGATCGTGCAGGGGTAGACCACCCCCACGGCGTCGATGATGTCCGACGTGACAGTCGTCGTCAGGAGGTTCGCGGGGCCGCCGGCCGCCGGGGTGTAGGTCACAGTCCCCGAGTAGGTCGTGCCGCGCTTGAAGGTCACAGTGTTGCTCATCTTCTTAACCTTGGGCGGGGGTTAAACCTCTACAGTAGCCCCGCTGGAGTCCCTGGTGTAGCCAGACCATGCGTCCATCCAGTCCTCCAGCTGCGGGCCATAGTAGGGGGAGCCAAGCCAGCTGGGAGGGCCGGAAGACACCAAGTAAGGGTAGTCCCCTTGATGGTTAATCGGGTACGGCATAGTGAACTGACCAAGGAGCTTCTGCTCGACTAGGAAGGTGTCGTCTTCCCAAGTAAGGGTCGCCACCTTGTAGCGCTGGCAGTTGTAGTTGTAAGGGTAGAGATCGCCGCCTGCAGCGTAGTTAATTAAAGTTGTGCCTGTTGGTGTTTCCACCTCAAGGCTATTAAAGGGAATTACGTTGCGGACAATGATTTGGTCGCTGGCTCCGTTGAAATACCTAGTCTTTACTTCTGCATCCGATCCGTCGGCCATGATAGCCAGGTACGGGACGATAGGGACGTCGATGTTGGCGCAGCCGATGATGTAGACGCCCCAGTTGTCAGAGCCGCCCTCGACGCTCGCCGGCTGGATTTGCACGTAACCCCCTAGGTCTACCAGTGGGCTGTCGATTACCTCAGTGAACGGGCCCGTTGTCTTTGCACCTGTTGGAAAAGCATAGAACTTCCTGACCTCACCTTGGGCGCTAGCATTTACAAAAGGGTCTTGTGCGCGGTACAGCAGCCAGTGCACAAACCCCTTGCGGACCTGCACGCCGTAGCCAGCGCCCGTCGGCATGATGGTCACGCGGAACTGCTCCGGGTCGCCGGCCAGCTGCGGGTCGTCAATGCTGAGGGACGTGCCGTTCTGGCCCGCGCTCAGGCTGTAGCCGTTGCCGGGTTGCATCGTTAGGTCAAAATTGGGTAAACTTCGGGCACCCAGCCCTCGTTCGAGTAGCGGATGGTGTAGCTGATTTTGTAGACGTTCAGCGCATAGTCCTCGAAGTTAACGCTGGCTAGGAGCAGCTTGGCTCCAGCGGGACCTTCAAACATGGTGCCCATGTAATTGGGAATAAGCACCGGGAGGTTGCTGTTCCATGTCTGATCGTTCGAAGAAAATCCCACGGCATCACGCATGGCTTGCACCACCGCTTCCCCTTCGGCGCTGTCTTCCCCGCCCTTTACGTAAATCACCCCAGAGAAGCCTGTCGTCGGGGAGAGGTAGGACTTGCGGCCGTAATAGTATTTAAACTCCGGGTCAAGAAAGCCGACAAATTGGCCACCCGTTTTCTGGGTGAAGTGCGCCCCGTTCTCGCCCTTGTAGAGCGTCCCCGTGTCGCTGGTCTTCGCCTTGAAGGTGCTGGCCTCGTAGATCGGGGCCGTGGCCGTCCCGCTGCCGATGCCGGCGATGGGTGCAGTGCTATCCTCAATCTCAAAAAAGTTGCGGTGCGTCTCGATGGGCTCGCTGCTCGTGGCTACGGCGCCAGAGACGTTGGGGGTAGTCACGCTCGGTTCCCCTTCACCAGGCGTCACGCCTGTGTTGATGCCGACGTACTCGACGGACAAGGTGGCGATGCCGTTCTTGTCGTAAGTCGCCGACACGCGGTTTGACCACATGAAGGCATCAAAGGGGGCCACGGGGTGTGGCAGGCCGCGCTCAAACTCGGTGATTTCAACAGCGTACTCTTGGTCTAGTTTGAACAAGCATTTGCCGGTCCATAGGCCGTAGCCGTCCTGCTGGACTGTCCAACCTGGTTGCAGGACTGGGCTGGATAGGTCGTTTCCTTTGTCGATGCGGGCCATGTTAAGAGACGTTGGTGGTCTGGTAGTAGATGTTCTTGGAGGCGTTGCCGTTGCTCTGGTCCTTGGTGAAGTCCGAAGACGAGCCGGAAGCCGCCGCGATCACAGCCAGGTACTCGTTGGCCTGCTTCTGCAGCTCGACCTGCTGGTTGAGAATGTTCATCTGGGGCGAATTGCCCACGCCGAAGGTCGCGTTGGCCTCGGCGAAGACTTGCGCAGGCTTCTCGCCTTGCTTCTCTTTGGTCTCCTTAGCCTTGGCCTGCTCTTCTTTTAGGGCCTTGGCCATGTCGGCCTCGACCATCTTGGCCACCGCGTCCTGCACATACTTGAACGTAGACAGCGCCGCCTCGCTCATGCCAGGGCCTTCGTCCCCAGTGTCGGCCGCTTTGAAGAAGTATTCCCGGCCGCGAGGGTCGCGCTTCAGAAACTCCTCGGTCACAGTCTGGCGGGCCAGTGCCGCCTGCTCTTTTTCCTTCTCGGTGCGGATGTCCACCTGCAGCTTCTGGGCCATGTAACGGGTCGTCGGGTCAACAGGGGAAGCCTTCAGCTCCTCGATCTTGATGCCGGCGGCGAAGTCCACCGCGTCCTTGGCGTCCTGCCGCGCCTTGGCGATGCTGGCGGAGATAAAACTGACGGCCTGCTGCACCAGTACCATCGGCGCAAGAAACCCCATGAAAAGGTCTTTGCCGAACTCGGTGAACTTTTTGCCGATGGCCTGCGTCTGGCGGTCCATCTCGGACATGGCCTTCTTCGCCTTGTCCACCTGCTGCGGGACGTCGGACGTGCCCTTGATTTGGTATTCTACGACTTGGGCCATGGGTAGGTCTTCAACCTTGGGAACCCGTAAAGCCTGACATGGCCTCCTCGTCCTCAGTCGTCAGCAGGTTAACCTCCACCCCCTTCAGCCCAGAGAAGGTCGTCGATAGCCAGACGGCCTGACACTCCGGCATCGTCCACGCACGATCCTCGGGCACGCCGTTGGTGATAAGGTTGGCCACTAGGTTGATTACCCAGGGCATGCCGCTCACGCGCTGCTCTAGTTTGCCGCTGTCCCAGAACTTGGGCCAATGGGACTCCAGCATGTAGGTCCGGAAAGCCATGCAGTCATTTGCCAGCTTCACGTCGTCCTTGGCCCATACATAAAGCAGGGCCTTGTCCTTTCCCGTCACGTCGTCGATGGGTAGGCCGGCGCACGTCTTGATTGCCGCGAGCATGTGCCCGGTGGTGTACTCGGCCGCCTCGACGAAAGGCGAGTTGATGGCGTGCAGCCTTACCCGGTGACGCAGGCAAAAGGGAGGCAGCCGATAACCGAGGAAGTCTACTTCCTGCGGATCGGTGAAGGCTAAAGCAAAGCGGCGGTCCATGCCGCTACGCTTTAAGCGTAGGACGCGATGCCGTCAACCTGGCGGAACTTGATAGAAACTCGGACGAAGTCCTTGTTGCTGCCCTTTTCCGAGACGGACTCTACAACTCCGGCGATGCTCTGGGAAACCCCGACGTCCGTCTTCATGGCGATCGTGATGGCCGCACCGACCTCCGGCATGTCCGTGGTCTTGGCGATGCCTTCCACAGTGCCGGTCCGCTCCACGCCGTCGTAGCGCAGGGTGACAGTCACCCCCGTCTCGTCGGCCACCTTGTCGTTGAGCTCAAACGCCTTATCGACGCTGACGCTCTGGCAAATGAAGTTTGAGATGCCCGCTTGAACGGCAACGCCGAACAGGACAGTCACGCCTTTGAGTACAGCAGCCATAGGTGGTTCTTAACCTTGGGCGGGTGGTCAAGGCGCTAAGACGCACATCACCGAAAGGCGCAGGACAGTGGCCCACGCTCCCGTCTGCTCGTCGAGCCCCTGGTCCTCGGAGATCACAGTCACGTCGTACAGCAGGGCGTCGCCCTGGGTAGAGAAAGCCGTGGTCATGGCGGTCACGTCCGACAGGGTGGCCACCATCGCGGCGGCCCGCGCCCGGTGGGTCGTCAGGGTCACGTCGTTGGCGTTGTCGTGCAGGACGCAGCGGACCTGGCAGTCGTAGTTGCCCAAGCCGTCGGGCAGGCCAGAGGGGGTGTTGGCCGAGTCGCAGACCACGACCACCTTGGGCATGACCGAGTCGGCCGTGCTGTCGCCCGGGTAGATGTTCACGGCGCTAAAGGTCGCTTCGGCCTGAAGCATGGCGACGAGGTTGCCCTCGACGATGTGGCGGATGGAGGATGTGCCCATGGGTTAAGTCTTTGTGTTGTTGTTAAAATCGTCCACGTCCTTCTTCAGTCGGCGGGCCAGGTCTAGGTGCACCTGCTTGTAGCGCAGGCCGATCACTGTCTCCTTCACGTCGGCCTCGGTGCTGACGTTGTTGGTGTCGGCGATGCCGTTGCCGATAATCAGGTTTAGGTTGGAAGGGGTTTCGTTAAAGTTAAAGTACCCAGCACTGCCGGCGTGGGCCTTGATGTAGTTGCCGACGCCAGCCGTGCCGAAGTTAGACTTGCCCTCGCGGTAGGAGGGCTTGGGCAGGCCCATCAGGACCTTGTACCAGCCAGACTTCAGCTTGCCGACATGAGCCGTGCGGCTGGCAATGTACTCTTGGATTTCCGCGTCCGTCTGCACCAGCAGCTTGTCCCGCCAGTTGGACAGGGGCTGAGTAGGCTTGCCGAGCTGCTTGAAGCGGCCACCAGCCTTAGCCAAAAGCATCTTGTGGACCGGGCGTAGATCGCGCTGAAAGCCTAGGGTGCCGTAGTCAGTGCCCCGGGCCATCGTGCGGGAAAAGTAGTTCTTGGCCTTACGAAAGGCCCGCTCGTCGTCGTAGTCGTTGGCGATGGCCTGCAGGACGCGGGTGCCGCGCTTGAGGGCCGTGCGGCCAGCGCCGTCCATGAGCGCCCGAAACTCGGCCGGGTTGCCGTGCCTGGTAGAGTAGGCCAGCTTCTTGGATAGGATGAGCAAAGGGGCGATGCCCTTGCGATTATCGGCCGCCACGTAAATCTTGCGAACGTCCGCCGCGATGGCCCGCTTGCCGGCCTTTTCGCCCGAGACAGTCAGGCCACCCTTGCCGCCGGCAGCCATCGGGGGCGTCAGCATCATGGACTCCCGGCACAT